ATAAAAGTGGTGGGTATTCTGTTGCTAGGAAACCCACCGAAACCCCGAGCAATTATGCGGCTAGCGCATAATCCTCAAGTGCAAAGTTATCTTCATTTGCATTTATAGTTTTGACCGATAACGGAATCACCCGACAATTCTCCACTCATCTACCTCTGCCTGTCGAACCTATTCAGCCCCATCACAAATACACTAGATATTTTTCTTAATCCACTTATAAGCTGCATAAGTGGCAAGTAAAATAAGTATTGTTCCAATACCATCAAACCAAGATGTTTCATTTATTGCATCTATAAGGTCTGCTGTAATCCAATCCATTTTATTCTCCAATGTATTTGTGGTGGAGCTGGAGGGATTTGCACCCTCGTCCAGATCAGCTCTCAACTTGTATCAACAAATCGTATTTATATTTATACCATAACAGACACTAACTTGTCAAGTCTCTTACGTTTTATTTTGTTCATTCCACTCCGCAATAGTTTCTACTAAAGAATTAAGGTAATCGTGTTTTTCTTTAACAAACTCTTGAACAGTTCCATCTTCTGTCACCACCAAGATAACTACCTGAGAGATTTCTACACCTGTACGTTCACCAAACATTTCAGCATACGCAGAACCTTGAATGTAATAACTTTCGTTGTATTCATCTTTACGTTCTTTAGTTGATGTTTTAAAATCTATAATAGACGGCACACCTTTATACTCAGCAATACAATCAACTCTGCCTGCTACTTTATACTTGTCACTGTACAATCCAGCTTCTTGAGCATAGATGTTGTCAATGTAAGTTAGCGCATTATCTTTTAATTGTTGAAAGAGACAATATGGCAAGAAATGTTTCTTGTGTTTCTCCCATTCCATAGGCGAATTAAATTCAACATTGTTTAGATAATCCTCACACATATGATGAACTTTAGTACCACGATTTGCAGCTGTTCTTGATATGTGATTAGCAACATCATTACCTACACGTTTGCGCCATTCTGCTAGTCCTTTCTTATTACGAACTGATAGAACAGTTGTGATTGATGGATACTTGTTACCCTCTGGGGTTTTGTATAGACGTACTCCGTCTTGGTTTGTTGCGGTTATAGGTTGCAACTCAACTGGTTCATGATTATACATATTTTATATTGCTCTCATTCTCTCCACTAATCTATCTGCTCGGTTTGTCACTTGTCGATACCATCTGCTGTCTACCATTTCATCTGCAGCTGCGTTCCAATCTTTTGCATCAACACCACGTTTCATTCCTTTAAATTTACTCAAACGAGTTCTGCCAAGGTTGAACATCATGTTTGCAATTATCTGTTGAGCTTCTTCTGGTAAATCATAAAAATCTGGATATAAAATAGTACAGTCTAGTAAAACATTGTCACAATCTTGTTCAAATGCTTCGATGACTCTAGACTCACTAATAGAAGTTCCAACTGAATAGTTGTATTCTGGATCAGTTTCTAATACCAAATGGCCAACACCAAAAGTAGGATACCCAAGATGGTCGTTGTAAATTTCGTATTTTACTCCCTCGTCTATTTCTAGTTGAGCTCTAAGTTTTTCTAAATTCATTTCTCCCACCTTTCCCTATCTCGTTTTCTAAGAACCTTACACTCGTAGATAGTCCAGCCCCAAATTGCTAATATTATTCCCATCATAACCCAAAAAAATGTACTCATTATTCGCTTCCAAATCCAAGGCGTATTTTGTTGATAAGATAGTTACGAACAAATCCTGACCGAACAATATCACCAATAGTAAATTCGGTGCAATTAAATTCTTCCATCTCATCTAGTATTCTAAAGAAATCATGTAAACCATTTTTCTCATTTTGTTTCTGCAAATCTGTCTGGTCAAAGTCACCACAGAATACAATCTTTGCGTCTTGCCCAACTCTAGTTGTAATCGTATCAAGTTCATGAAAATTCATATTCTGACACTCATCTACTATAATAATTGCATTGTCCATTGTCAATCCCCTTAGAAAAGAAGTTGATAAAAAGTGCAATGAGCCTTGACCCTTTAACCTATCGTATAGATTATTAAACGATTGTTCGTTAGGTTGTTCGAATATAAACTGTACCATGTTTTGATATGGTATCTGATACAACGCAGACTTATCGTCTTCATCGCCTGGCAGAAACCCAATCTCTCTTGTTGGTATAAGTGAACGAACCAACACAACCTTTTCGTATGGAGTTTGTAAATTCATTACATCTTGCATTGCGAGATACAATGCACAGAATGTTTTACCTGTACCAGCCGCACCATAAAGAAATTGGTTTTGTCCTTTCTTCCAAGACTCAAAAACAATTTTTTGGTTGTCTGTAATTGGTTTTATTGTTACTAAATTACTTGCGTTTATTTCTTTATTCTTTTTTGTACTTGCCATTTTATGTCCTATTTAAAATAAGGTGAGGGGAGCCAACAGTCAAGGATGTTCGCCTGAGGGTGTCAACTCCCCTCTGGTGCATAGGCGGATTGACTTCCAAGCTTCCAAGACGCCGTGCATCTGTGCTGAAGTGTGATTTCTCGCCTGCACCATTATTTTTATTTATAATTTATTTTTTTAACCTATCGAGAACACCATGTTTTTTGAGAACTTCTCTTGTTTTAATTTCTTTAACTGTTTTGGTAGAACCACCATATCTATCTGCGAGGGGGGAGCCAGGATTTGAATGTGCAATTTGTTCTAATCTTTCATTCATACCACCATCAATCTTTGGAGCTGTTGCGCTGATATGATCACCAACAAAAGCTACTAAAGCTGGTCTTTGGCTAATGTGAGGATTATCTAACTTATACTGATCAAGTTCAGAAATTTTCATAAACTTTTCAAAATTTTCATCAGTATTTTTGTTATAAAAATTATATGTTGGCATTAAAATCAAACTCCAGTTGAGTGTTAGCTACTTGTTTTTTCAAAGTATTAAGTTCATCAGTCAATTCTTTTATTCTAATATATGCGTCATACAACTGTTTTTGTTGTACTGCGATATTATCTTTGAGCAAGGTATGTAAATCTTTCATTGAACCACTCCGGCTGTTGTCTAAGTTTCCAAGTTGCAAAGTTTGACTTCTTTACTATGTAGTAGGTTTGGTATGCTGACACTGTGTCGTTAGTTTTACAATCATTAGGCATACATTGTGGTGGATCACTAAACTCATTGTGAGGAATGTTTGTTGGCAAATCCTTGAGAAAATTTATGTAACCTTCACATGCATGTTCTTTTCCATAACGATGTGTATATTCTTTGAGTAAATTAATCCACAGAGAATACAACCATTTGTAGTTTGTTTTAGATTCCCGAACCCACAGGTTTGAAGGGTGATTGACATGTGACGCTTTCATTAGATTGTCTTCCATTACTTTGTCTTCTAACTTCCAGCGTTTAATCTTTCTCCCATTCTTGGTAAGACCATAATATTGATCACCGTCAAGCACACGATGAGCTGTTGACATAAGCTGTGGATATTCAATCACCATTTTACAAACGTGTTTGTCACAGTGCATCTCGGCTGCAATCTTAGGATCGCGATCCACATAGAATATATTCATTCTTTTCTCTTTTTGTCATTCAATAGTAGTATTTTACCAAGCTTCTCATCAATTGTCAAGACCCTTTCAGTCTCAATCATATCAATAATTAAGGAAGTAATATCTACTTCTTTACTAAGTTCACGAATCTTTCGTTCTAACTTTATAAGAGTTTCTTTATAGTAATCTATCTCTTGTTGTTTACGAAGTCGTTGTTCGATTAACTCTGATAATGATATTATATTATCAGTTGGTTTTTCGATCACTTCTATATGTCACCTTTAGCTCTATTCTCAGAACGAGAAACTTCAAAGCCATCAGGATATCTATCTTCTAACTTAGAAATATTCATATCAATAATATCACCCAAGTCTGTATCTAATGCAATACACGCTTGAGCAACGTACCACATAACATCACCAAGTTCACGTTGCATATGATATCTGGTGTGTTCGTCCATAGGTTTCCCTTGAAAGATAACCTTCTTAACAATCTCAGTGAACTCTCCAGATTCAGCTGACAACCCCAATGCGGCTGTTAGCATACGTTCTGGAGCCATTCCCTGTTCTTTAACTACGTCACAAGTTTCTTTAAAGTAACTTATGTGTTTAGAAGGATCGCTTGTGGTGTGGTCTACGAAACTCACATAATCATTTAAAAAATTACTACCCATTCGCAGGGCCTGGCATTTGATGATAAATTGCATGATCATCTACCATGTATTCATCAGTCCAGTTGAAAGCTTCCTTGACAACATTTGCAGATAAACCTTTATACATTTGATGGAGTACACCATCTTTTGCAGCTACAAGAACGTCTGCTTCAGTATCGTGCAAACCCTCAAGCATCTGAACAAACATAGTCTCTCTTTTGGTTTGACTAAGAGCGGGATTGCCACCCTCTATATAATGATACAATCTTCTACTTTCATATGCAAGAGTGCTGTGTTCAGTACCAGCTGGTGCTTCGTTTCGTTTAAAAGGAACTTCACCTTCTGGTAGTGACCATTTGATTTTGGGGTCAAATGATGACTTGATAACCATTCTTAATGATGGGCTATCGTACTCTTTTAACAGAGCAACCTTATTTTGTTTTGTTTTTGCTTTGGACACCTTGTCCAAAATTTCTGATATTAATAAATCCATTCTAAAATTCTCCTATAGATTCAGTTAGAGTTTTTAATCTCTTTTTAATAAAGTAGTTCAGTAATTTACTACGGTCATTAACTATCGCTTCCTTATATGTATGTATTATCTCAGACGACAATTCTTCTGGGCAACAAGTAAGGTCAATTAATTTTTTGTTTCTTTGGTAGTTACGTTTTACTTCATCGTTTGGTAAAACATCATCAATGTTATTATCAATCCAAGATGAAATCTTTTTAACACCTAACGGCCGTTGACGCAATCCCTCAGTAAAAGTA